CATCCGGACGATTCAAACGTTGCTCGGCCATGCCAGTCTGGAAACAACCCAGCGCTATCTGGCGTTAGACTTCGATGATAAACGGCGCGCGATCGACAGGCTACCGGATAGGTTTTGACCGCTATCAGAAGAGTCTCAGCTGCTTATCGTCGGTTTTGTGCGGCCAGCGCCGCCATGCTGTCCCGAACGGCGGCATGGCGGTTGTGGTTGTAACCGGCTCGACTCGAAACAGCTTTTCATAGGGAAGAATCAGGATAATCAGATTGCGCCGTTTCGTGCGTTCGGCTTGCACTTCCCATCCGGCGCATTGGTAGCACCAGCCCCAGCCGCGCTTGCGGCCTTGGCTTTTCACAAACCTTGGATTGATCGTGGTATAGAATCCATCGATCGGCAGCGGGCGCCAGAGGGCCGCTGTAATCGCGACCGCTTCATTGATAAGTTCTGATGCCAGCACCGTGCGTTGCTCGATTCGAAACATGGTACAAGACCAGCAATCGCGCCCGTCGGGACGTTTAGCGATGCCTGGCGCCGGCCGGTGCGAGGACCACAGCGCAGCGGGCGTGCCGTCCGGCGCAAAGTGCATGAGGACGATCTTGTGGCCATTCGCCATAAATTCGGGGGTTCCGGGCGCTTGCCTGGAATAGTGCCGATCGGCCATGTCCAATGCGCGTGGATCGGCATGGTCGATTCGCTGCCAATAACGCGCGTTCATGTATCCCTCCTGGTTTTGATCTGGCGATCGGTTCCCTGTTCCCCAGCCAGAGCTTTTTCGTATGTTCTGACGCGCGAATCGGCGTTCCCCAGCCGCTGCCGCCTGATTGCAATCGGGAGTCGGCAGCGATGCGCCGATCTGTGAAGATTCGCGCGCCAAAGTCTTACATACTGTTAACGTATGTAGCACAAGAGTTCGTTTATCATGTTGGTAAAGTGCTGCCGGAAGGTGGCGCATGCCATAGCGGTTTCGCGATTATCTTGGTGGATGGGCGCGAAACCGACCAATACGAACGCCCGGTTATGCAGGCTCTAAGACTGGCGCTGCATGGCCGGGCGTTCGTATGTCCGCGCTATTTTCTAACGCCGATCCATCGGTGTCAAGCTGGCCCATAAGCCGCGCGACTTCCGCGGGCGGAATGCGCCACGCGCGCAGACCCGGGCGCATGGCCTTAATGCGCCCGCTCCGTACCCAATCGCGGATCGTCTGGTCTGAGAATTGCAGCAGCTCCGCCACTTCCTGAATCGTGTAAAACTTCTTTGGCATCGGCGTTCCCCTCTCGTGATGATGGAATACCCTGATATTAGCATTGTCAATCGCGATTGTCAATAGCGTATTCGTGCTTGACAGATTAGCGAAAGTAATGTATACTAACATCAGTTAATTGATAGCACGAAAGCACACGACCATGACCACGCAGCAGCGCATCACCATCCAGCACATCGAAGCCGCACACGAGGCGCAGCGCTTCAGCGCCAGCCAGGCCAGCCGGGCGGCGACGGTCGCGGCGCTCAAAGCGGCGGCGCTGGAGCGGGCGGGCGAGCTGGCGCAGCTGGCGCGGTTCGCAGAGTCACGACGGGTGCTTCAACTCAATTACTTCACACAGGAGGATTAGCCAATGCCCACGCCCGCCCGCCCGCCGCGCTGCGCCGTCTGCCGCCGCCGGCCCGCCGATACATACGAGGACAGCACGCTGCGCCCGCTCTGCGCGCAATGCTGGTTGAAACGACGATCCAAGTAGCGTCTCTTGCGCGGGCTGGCCGGAGTATCGCCACCAGGACATGGCACCGGCCGATAGCTGAGCACCGATCCACGGATCGCCGTCCTGCTACTAGCAACCACGAATACACCGCGCCGGCGGTCGCGCAATCACCGCCAAACACTTTAGCAGTACAATCGTCTTGAATACGAAAGTGAGAACACCATGCCAGTAGCAACTACCACGGAAGCGGGCCGCCAAGTCCTGACTCCCGCCGCAGAGAAGATCCTGAACGATCGCGAACGCCGGCGACAGGCCAGCGCCCGCGCGGCGGCAGCGCTGAACGCGCCGCAGGATGCGCCGCTGTTTCCCGAGCCGACGCCGGAAACAGCACCCGATCTGCCGTGCATCGAAATTCAAACGACGGTTCAGCACCGCGGGCGATCGTTCACGGTCGTTGCGCGCGGCTACACGCTCGATCAGCTCTGCGATATGCTGGACAAGCGCGGCTATGCAGCGCCGGCGCAGACTCAAGAATGGCAGACGCTGCCGGACGGCACGCCGATCTGCCCCAAACATCATACGCCGATGCGCAAGCGTGAGCGGCAGGGCGATACGTGGTATAGCCATAGCGCCGGCAAGGGCGCAGACGGGAAAGACATCTACTGCAAGGGCTATCATGGGAAAGACTCGCCCGGATACGAAGTGGACTAGCTGTGCTATACTCACCCCGTACCGCGCATGCACGAAGGCCGGTCCTGCAGGACCGGCCTTCGTGCGTCCAGGCCGAGCTGCTGACGCCAGTGCAACCACACCCCAGGCGCATGCCCGGCCTGATAGGTATAGTCTATCACATTGACGATTGTGATAGACTATAGCTACACCACACCTCCGGCGCCCGCAGAGACGCGCCATGCCCTATACCCTTGACTCGCAGCGCTATAAGAGTCCGAACTACGATAACCGTCCATCGGGAACGGTTGTAGACGCGATCGTGATTCACACCACAGAGGGCCGCTGGCCGAGCGACGCTGAGTGGTTGTGCAATCCGGACGCCGGCGTATCCTGTCACTACGTCATACCGCCGACGGGATCGATTGTCTACCGTCTCGTGCCGGACGGTCGGCGCGCGTGGCACGCCGGCACGTCGTCTTACGCAGGTCGATCGAACTGGAATAACTTCTCGATCGGCGTCGAAGTCTCGCATATGCAAGGCGACGTATGGCCAGCTGGCCAGCATGACATGCTCGCTAGTCTCTGCCGCAAGCTGATCGACGCCTATCCGATCGAAGAGATAAACATCGCCGCGCATCGATGGGTAGCGCCCGATCGGAAGATCGATCCAAGCGACTGGCCAGACTCTGAGCTGAAGGCCTGGATCGCCAGCCTCTACACGCCGACCATTATCCGCTACGTCATCACGTCGCCATGCGCCGTGCTGAACGCGCGCGCGGGCGATGCGCCGCCGGCCGCGGGGCCGGACAACGGGCAGACCTGGCTGGCCGCCGGCGACATCGTGAACGGCGAATCGCAGGCGGAAGGCGGTTTCTTGTGGATCTCTGACGATGAGTTTAACCCGCCCGGCATTGGCTTCGTGCCGGCCAGCTATGCCAGGCCGGTGTAATGCAAGGTATCGTCTTAACCGATTGCATGAGCATCGGCGGCCTGCTCTCGGCCGTGCGCGCGAATCATATTCCGCTGCTGAAAGTCGTGACCGGATGGGGGGCGGCATGGGATGATGCCAGCCGCGCAGAGGTGTGTACGACCATGCCGGAGGTGCTTGTCCGCACGATCAGCGGCGACGGCACGCGCGGCCCGCCGGCGCTGGCGCCGGATGCGGTTGTGGCCGAGCTGCGGCCGTGGTACGACGTTGGCGGCAATGTCACCTTTGAAATCGGGAATGAGCCGAACGGCTATGATAGTTCAGACGACGCGGCATGGAATTTCCGCTACTGGTTTCTTGAGAGTCTGAACGTGGTACGTGAGTCTTTCCCGGCCGCGCGCATCGTCGCGCCCGGGCTGATTGAGCATCGGCAGAGCGAGTGGTGGGCGATCTGTCAGGATGCGTTTGAACTGGCAGACGCGATCGGGTTTCACGCCTACGCCTACCACGACGCGGATGACACCGGCCAGCTCGGCCGCGCGCTTTCCGATCTGGCGCTGTTTTTTCCGTACAAAACATGGATGCTGACCGAATACGGCATTAACGATATGGCGACATCGGCCGAGACGAAAGCGACCCGCTACGCCGCCTTGCACGCCAAGCTGCCGAGCCAGGTAGCGGCGGCGTGCTGGTATCACTTTTGCGAACGCCCGATCGACGATGACCAAGAGTCCTACGCGCTGCCGCCCGCCGCGCTGCCGTATTTGTACGCCGGCGGGACACTCTAAAGGAGCTGACTATGCCTGATACCATCAGAAGCGCGCATGCCGTCTTTACGCTGATCGCGATCGGCATCCTTGTCGGCCTCGGATGGGCGCTTGTCCATATGGCCGTCCAGTGGCCGGCCGGGCGCATCGCTGGCGCGGCAGCGGTGATCTGCCTGTTGCTGCTGATCATTGCCTGGCTGGTTTAGGGAATAGCGCAGAATGGCGCGCATGGCGTCATATGCGCCATTCTGCGGGCGATAGGACGCGCAATCGTGGCGGAATACTCAGAACAGATCAAGGCGCAAGCGCTGGCGGCCATGCTGGCCGGGCAAGCGCCGTCGGACGTCGCGCGCGCGTTCGGTATTCCGGTCGGCACGCTGCATTCATGGAAGTCGCGCCAGCGGCATGGCGAATCACTTGCAAGTCTTGCAAGTGATTCCCGCGCGCGGATCGGCGTGCTGCTCCTAGACTATTTACAGGCTGCGCTGGAAACGCTCGGCCGGCATCAGGTGGCGTTTCGTAATGAAGAGTGGATTCATAAACAATCGGCCGCGGAAATTGCAGTACTTCACCGGGAAACTCTCGCCGGCGCCATTCGACTTCTCGAAGGCCTCGCCGACCAAGACGACGGCAGCGCCGACGCTTGACCCGGTTGCATGGGCCGAGCAGTACGCCACGATCGTGCATCCGACGCGCGGGCGGATCGCGTTTGCGCCCTACGCCTATCAGCGCGCATTCTTGGATGGGTATAGCGCGCCTCGGAGGATCGTGGTTAAGGCGCGTCAGATCGGCTTCTCACAAGTGTTTGCGATCGAGTCCTTATACGCCGCGATCCATGAAGCCGAAACCACGATCCTTTTAGTCTCGCGCTCACAAGACCTGGCGGTCAATCTGCTGCGCTACTGCTATTTGACGCATGCGAATCTGCGCCACGCGCCCGCGCTCGTGAAAGAGAACGAAAGCGAAATGGGGTTGGCCAACGGATCGCGCATCAAGTCTATTCCAGCGAACCGATCGACCGGGCGCGGATTCGCGGCGCGGCGCGTGTATCTGGATGAGTTTGCGTATGCCGATTACGCAGAGCAGATTTACCAGTCGATCGTCCCGACGCTGGCGCAAGGCGGCAGCCTGGTTATCGGCAGCACGCCGAACGGGATCGGGAATCTGTTCCATAGTCTCTACATGGCCGGTGAAGGCTTTGCGCGCCAGTCGGTTCCCTGGCATCACTGCCCGGCCTATTACACCGACGCTGAGCGCGCCGGCGGCATCGCGCCGGAGGAAAGCGCATGGTACATCCAAGAGCGGCCGGCGTTTCCGGCGCAAGCATGGGCGGCCGAGTATGAATGCGACTTTTCCGGCTCGGGCGCGGCGGTATTCGACGCCGCCGACCTGGATCGCGCAGAGCAGGGCGCGATCGGTGATCAGCCGCCGATCGCTGGACATCTGTACGTGAACGTCGCCGACATCGGCCGGCGAAACGATCCGACGGTGATCAATACGATCGACATGACCGCAGAGCCGTTCCAGCGCGTCTGCCACGAGCGGATCGAGCGCGCGCCGTACCCGATTATCCAGCAACGCTTAGAAGCCCGCGCACGCGCCTATCCGGGGCTGAACATGGTCGAGTCGAACGGCATCGGCGATCCGGTGATTGAAAACACCGACGCGCGCATCCAGCCGTTTGTCACCAGCGCGAAGAGCAAAGTCAACGCGATCCAGGCCTTGCAACTGCTCCTAGAGCATGACCGCTTCAAGGCGCGCTGGACGGCGCAGGAACGGCGCGAGTTGATCGGCTATCAATGGGATGACAAGGCATTAGTGCAAGATTGCGTTATGAGCCTTGCGATCGGCGCAATCGCGATAACGCAGATGGGAACGCCCGGACTATGAGCAGACTCACATTCTTTGACATGCTGCGCGGGAAAATGACGCCGGAGCAGGCCGCCGCGCACGAAGCCAAAGCCCTGTCGATCAGCCTGGCGCCGGGCGGTTTCGTGAACGAAATCGAGACGCGGATCGTGCGCGGCGCCGGCCAGTCGCCGTATGCCGATACCGCCGCGCTGCAAGCGACGATGGCGCAGAATGAATTAGTCTATGCCTGTATTCAGATCCGCGCGACATCGGCGCGCGATCCGCGGCTCATCGTGCAGCAGCAGGTCAACAAGGCCGGCAAGATCAGCTATGAGGAAGTCTCGGGGCATCCCTTCCGGCAGCTGTTCATGCACCCCAATCCCATGATGACTGAGGGCGATTTGATGCAAGCGGCGATCGTCTCATGGGACATCAGCAGCCCGCGGCGGTTCTTTTGCGAGAAAGTCTACAAAAACGGGCGATTAGTGGAGCTATGGCCGCTGAATCCGGTGTGCATGACACCGCGCTACAGCACATCAGGTGATCGGGCGCTGATCGGCTATACCTGGCAGGCCGATCGGCAGAAGCGCGATTATAGCCTTGATGAGTTGCTGATCAGAAGCGCGCCGGCCTGGTACGATCCGCCGCCGCTATCGGCCGCGCTCGGCAGCGTGGCGGCCGATAGCGCGCAGACCGGGACGATCTTAGCCTACTTTCAAAATGGCGGCATCCCGCCGATATTCCTGAAATACAACATGCCGATGAATGACACTATGCGCGATGAGGTGCGCGCGAAATGGCGCTCGATCTATGGCGGCGTCGGGAACAGCGGCGACATCGGCGTATTGGACATTAACAGCGACGTGAAAGAGGTCGGCAGCAAGTTAGACCAGCTGGCTAGCCAGACCCTACGAAGCGTCTCAGAGTCGCGTATCTGCATGGTGTTCGGCGTGCCGCCGCTGATCGTGTACGCGTATGTTGGTCTGCTGCGCGCGACGTATAGCAATCTGAAAGAGGCATGGGCTGGCTTCTGGGATGCGACGATGAGTCCGGCGTTCAAAGAGTGGCGCGACTTCTGGACATGGCAGCTGCTGATCGAGTTTGAGGATGAGGCGACGATCCGCAGCGAACGTATTAAGCTGGCCTATGACATGTCGACCGTCGCTGCGCTGCAAGATGACGTTGACGCGGTGCAAACGCGCGCCCGCGCCAACTTTCAAGCGCGCATCATTGACCAGAATGAAGCCCGCGCCGCGCTCGGGTACGACGCGGTTCCGGACGGCGACGGCGCGTATTATACTCCCAGCGCCCCGCCGGCCATGGCTCCGCTGAAAGCCCGCGCCGCAAAGGTGCGCGAGACGAAGGCGAGCCGCGCGGCGATCGAGCGCAAGATCGAGAAAGCGACCCAGGCCTACCTGGCAGCCGAGTATGAAGCGGCCGCCGCAGCGGTGGCATAGATGGACGATCGCACGCGCCAGCTGCTGCTGACACTCCGGGCCGCGCTGCTCATGGCGCTCGGCGCGATTGAAGATGCGCTGAACATGCCGCGCACGCTGCCGAGCCGGGCCGAGCGGCGGCAAGCGCGCGTCTCGTATCCGTCTATTGACCCGTAATCCGCTAACCGCCGATGGTCGGACAGATACACGCCGATGGACTAAAAATCTATCGGCGTTCATCGGCGTTCATCGGCGGTTGACGATCGTGCTATACTGACGATAATCTACGCTGTGCTTGCGAAAGCGCGGTGATTCCCAATCGGGAGTCGCCGCGCTTTTTGTTTCACCATGAATGTTTCGCTGAACGGCCATAAGAAGAAAGATCCAATCGCGGTGCTGGACAACGGCGACACGATCGCCAAGCTCATGCGCCCATTCTACGCGCAGCTGTCTCAACTCGCCTTTGCCGACGCCAACGACATTGACGGCATTGACATCACCTTTTCGCTGGATAACCCCTACGTGCAAAAAGTTATTGACAAGCTGGCAAAGAACGTGCGCGGCGTGACCGATACGACCAAAGACGACATCCGGCGCTTGACCGCGCAAGCGGCCGATCAGGGCTGGGGGGCCGAGCAGCTTGCGCGCGAAATACGCAAGGCCGGCGCCGATCTGAGTCGAAGTCGCAGCCTGGCTATCAGCCGAACCGAATCGGCAGCCGGCTATACGGGCGGCAGCATCGCCGCGTATCAGGCCTCGGGGGTTGTAGACGAAACTGAATGGCTCATGGGGCCAGATTCGTGCGACATCTGCCAGAGTCTGAACGGACAGCGCGCGGCGTTAGGCGAATCGTTTCCGGGCGGCATCAGCGGCCCGCCGGCGCACCCGAATTGCACATGCGTGCTATCACCCGTTATTGCGGAGTAAAGCGCTATGGAGCCGGAATACAAGCAGCTGCGCCACGCGACGAAGGCGATCGACGGGCGCACGGTCGTAGGGATCGTGGCCGTACACGGCAACGTTGACGACGGGGGCGACAAGTCATGGCCTGGCAGCTTTGCCGATCCAAGCGTTGACGGGCGCGATCGGGCGGTATTCCTCTGGATGCATGACAGTATGCAGCCACCGACCGCGGCCATTAACTACGTGCGCGAGATACGCGCCGCCGATCTGCCGCCCAAAGTAATCGCCTACGCGCCCGATGCGACCGGCGGCGTCGAAATCAGCCGCACCTATCTGGATACGCCGCGCGGGAACGAAATACTCACCAGCATTACGGCCGGCGCATTGCACGAGATGAGCTATGCGTATGTGCCGGTTCAGTACGACTTCGAAGAGATAGACGGCAAGACGATCCGCAATTTGCGGAAAGTCGAAATTTTTGATTATTCAGATGTGGCATGGGGCATGAATGGCGCAACGGTCGGCAGCAAAGCGGCCTGGAAAGATCGCCCGCTGTCCGACCACGCGGCCGCGTTGGAAGATGCGATCGCGACGTTCGCTAGCCGCCTGGCCGAGCTGAAAGACCGCCGCGCGAAAGCGGGCCGGACGTTTAGCCAGGCCAATACCAACCGCATCGGCAGCATTGCAGACGACTTAGCGAAAGCGGCGGCCGATCTGAAACAAATGCTGAAGGACAGCGAACCGCGATCGGAGAATAGCAACGACGCCATGCGGCTGTACCTGGAAAGTCAGCGTATCATGGCGCGATTACAAGGGGTTAAGCTGTGAAAAAGAAATATGAGATCGGCCAGGCGCTGGACGCCAAACGCGATCAGCTGGCGGCGATCTTTCGGGAAGCCGGGCCGGACTATGACATGGCGCAGGTCAAGGCGATCGACGGCACATCAGAGGAGAAAGTCGCGTTCATCCGCAATCTGAATCAGGAGCTGAGCGACCTGGGGCGCGACTTCGACCAGGTGCGCGAGATGGAGCTCATCGCCGACGCCGCAAAGAACGATCGCCGACAGATGGACGATCGCACGCCGTCAGGGCTGCCGGCGCCCGCGCGCACGCTCGGCATGCAATTTGCCGAGCATCGATTAAGCAAAGATCACGTTGGTCGATCGAAACGGCAATTCTCAGTCATCTTCGAAAACTTCGATGAGACGGCCGATCGACGTGAGCGTAAGACTCTGATGAGTACCACGGCCGGATTCGCGGCGCCGAATAACCGCACCAATATCGTCATCCTGTCGGCGCAGCGGCGGCCGGTCGTTGCGGATCTGATTCCGCAATCTACCACCACGGCCAGCGTGATTAAGTACATGGAAGAGACGACGTTCACCAATAACGCCGCGTCGGTCTCGGAGGGCGGCACGAAGCCGGAAGCGGCCTTAGTGTTCACTGAGCGCTCGCAGATGGTTGAGAAAATCGCTGTGACACTCCCTGTCACAGATGAGCAGCTGGACGACGTGCCGCAGATCAGTAGCGTGATTGACGATCGCTTAACCCTCATGCTCGAGCTAACGGAAGAGGTTGAGCTGTTGACCGGCACCGGCGTTAGCCCGCACTTGCAAGGCATCCTCACCAAGCCCGGCATCCAAACGCAGGCCAAAGGCGCCGACCCGACGCCCGACGCGGTGTACAAGGCCATGACCAAAGTGCGCTTTACGGGATTCGCAGAGCCGTCCGGCGCGGTCTTTCACCCGAACGATTGGCAAGACATCCGCTTGCTCAGAACCACGGACGGGATCTATATCTGGGGCAACCCCTCGGAGGCCGGGCCGGAGCGCATTTGGGGGCTGCCGGTCATCCTGACAACGGCCGAGACTGAGGGCACCGGGCTGATCGGCGACTTCTTGCTCTATTCGCACATCTCGCGCCGCATGGGCATCCGCGTGGATGTCGGCTGGACGGGTACGCAGTTCGTGGAAAACAAACAGACAATCAGGGCGGAAGAGCGCCTGAGTCTTGAGATCTACCGTGCTGCTGCCTTCGCTACTATAACCGGAATTTAACTATTAGCTTTCAGCCGTCAGCTATCAGCCGACAGCCAATAGCTGATAGCTGATAGCTGATAGCTCGGGAGGTGCTATTTTGCCAGTCATCGAAGGCGGCGGATTGGGCGATCCGCTATCGAACGCCGGCGCGCCCGTCGCTGGAACGAACGAAGTCCAAACGCTGACGATCGGCGGTACGCCATCGGGCGGCACGTTCACGCTCACGCTGGCCGGCTGGACAACGGCCGCGATCACATGGGTCAATGTCAACGCCACGCTTCTGGCCAGCATCAATACCGCGCTGGACGCGCTGCCGAATGGCGCGGCCTCCGCGATCGTCGCGACGGCCGGCACGCTGACGGCCGGCATCGGCACGATCTTATTGACGTTCAGCGGGGCGCCGCTCGATCATCGTGTCCAGCCGACCATGACCGCAACCAGTAGCTTAACGGGATCGAGTCCGACGCTGGCCATAGCCGAGACGACGCCGGGCGTGGACGCGACGGCGCGCGGGATCGCAAAGGGCGGGCTACTCATTGACACGACGAACGCGAAATTATACATCAACACGGGAACGCAGGCCGCGCCGACGTTCACGGTGGTCGGGGCGCAAACCTAGATGATCTGGAAAACAGAAGGGCGATCCGCCATGTGGACAAACGACGGGCCGAGTCTGTATCTGGACGCCAAACAGCAAGCGGTGGTGAAAGACGGCGATCCGCGCGCGTCGTTTCTCTTGGTCGCTAGTGGCGGCCAGCTCTCGGAAGATGAAGCGCGCAAGTGGGGACTCCTTGACGACCAAAAGGCGAAAGACAGGCCGCCGAATAAAGCGAAAGACGCGCCGCCGAACAAGGCCAAAGGCTAGATCATGGCCAGCTATGCCACCGTCGCCGATCTGAGAAGCTATCTGCCGCAAGTGAGCGAATACGGCCAGCAGCTGATCACGGTGTCCGGCACGCCGTTTACGCTGATCTATGAGGGCGTATCTACGGGCGCCCTGGCCAGCACGGCGACGGCGACGGCGGTGCAAACGGCCTTGCGCGGCATCACGGCGATCGGGAGTAGTGGCGTCAACGTGCGCGGCAAGCCGGGCGGGCCGTACACGGCCAGCTTTCAAGGGAGTCTCGCGACCGACGCCGCGCTCATGACGGCGACGAATGCGACGGTCGCGCCAGCGACGGACGACATCTTACAAGATTGTCTGGACAGGGCAACCGATCTTGTCCGATCGACCATGCGTAGCTTGCTGGCCGATCCGGCGTTTGATTATCTGGCGTACGGCGCAGCTGCAACCAAGATCGTGCGCGGCGTGGATAGCCGGTATCTGCGGCTGCCGAGCTACCAATCCGGAAGTGTTACGATCGTGGCGTTCCAGAGCGGCACGAACCCGAGCGCCTATACCGCGCTGCAATCCTACGAGTGGGAGGAAACGGGCGACGGGCGCTTATACCGCGCAAGCGGCTGGTGGACGGGCGTTGACACGCGCTATCAAGTGACGGCCGTCTGGGGTTACGGGCCGACGCCGCCCGCGGCGATCGTCGAAGTCACATTAGAGCTGGCCGTGAATATCTGGCGTACGCGCGATCGGGGCGGATTCGTGGATACGATCGGCGTGGACGGATCGGGCGCGACCAAGCATATAGCGGGGCTAACGAACTTGCAGCAACAGATACTGATCGCGCAGCGCGATCAGCTGATCGCGATCGGGGTCTAGCCATGCCGACATCCCAGAGTCAGAATACCAAGACGTTCAGCACGGCCGCGCCGACCAACGCGGCAGCGTCGATTCTGGCCGCCAACGCCGATCGTGAGCGGGCGCTGATCTACAACAACGGCGCGCAAACGGTGTATCTCGGCAAAGATAACACCGTCACGACGGCGAATGGATTCCCGCTTCCGCCGGGGTCGGCGATCGAGGACGATCGCACCGCGGATGCATGGTGGGGGATCGTGAGTAGCGGTACGGGCGATCTGCGGATACTGGAGGTGGTCTAGTGAAACTCACGCCGCCGCCTCGAGTCGCGATCGGCCGTCTCAAGGCCAGCGGCGTGGCGCATCCGGGCATACCGGGCGCGCAATGGCAATCAAACAGCACGCAGGCGATCGTGGCCAACCAAGTCCGGTACAACGGGTTTATAACCGACACTGGAATCACGATCGACGCCTTAGTAGCAGAGATCAGCGCGACGGGTACGGCGACGCTGCTCCGGATGGGTATCTACGCCGCCGATACGGATTGGCAACCCGTCGGCGCTCCGGTTGTGGATGGCGGCACGGTATCCGCCGCGGCGGCGGTCGCCGTGTCTATCACGGTCAACGCGACACTCGCGCCCGGGCGCTACATTACGGCGCTGAACGCCGACGGCACATGCACGCTTCGCAGCTGGCGCGGCGACGGCACGCGCGGCGGCTGGGGGATCGCGCCCGCGCTCGGGGCCGGCTCACAGAATACGATCGTCGTGGCAACGCAGACCTTTGGCGCGCTGCCGACGCCGGGAACCGTGTTTGTCACGGCCGGCATTACGGCCGGGAACACGGCGCCGACGCATGTGATGTTAGTCCGGATAAGCGCGCCATGAGGCGCCCGCCGCTGCCGCTGCTGTTCCTGATCTGGCTGCTGTTTTTTCTGATGCTGTTTGCTTTTCTCTGGAGTCTCATGCGATGAGCGAGCCGCAGATACGCTGGACGGGCACGACGCCCGAGGACATTACGCGGCGCATGACCGCGCACCCGTTCAGTGAGACGCTTGAACCGCTCATGCAAAAAGCGACCCTGTTAGCCTTGCGCGCCAGCCAGCCGCTCACGCCCGTTCGTACCGGCACATTACGACGGTCGGAGACGACGCGAGTCGAGGCCGGAGGGCTGCGGGGCTGGATCGGATCGAATATCGTCTACGCGCCGTTCGTCCACGCGCGCGTGCCGTTCTTTGCTCAGGGCATCGAAGAGGCCGCGCCGGATATTCAGCAGCTGCTGAGCGAGGCCGGCGATCTGTACTTTCAAGGCATCGCAAAGTGAGCGCCCTCACCGCATGGCAGGGCTTAGCAGCGGCGTTTCGCACGATCGACGGACTGCGCGGCATCACGCTCGGCGAACCGACGGGCGATCTCGATCTGCCGGCCATTTATGGAGCATACCAAGAGTTCACGCGCCCGCTCCGGAATAGCCCGCCGGCGCGCAACATGACCGGCATGCACCATGTCTTTGCCTGCCGCCTGGTTATCCGATGGGTTGAGAATACGAATGCTGAAATGCAGCTGATCACCTTGCTGGACGCGATCCCCGACAGCATTGACGCCGATCCGAAGCTGGGGGGCCGCGTGGACAGCGGCATGGCGTACTGCGCCAGCGGCGTAAGCGGGTTTGCGACGATCGGCGGCATCCTGTACCGCGTGGTGGATTACAGCGTTGACGTGATAGACAAGAGGCAGAGCGATGGATGAAGTAGCGCGGTATTACGATGCGAGTAAGAATCCTGAAAACGGGCTGCTGCCGGGCGCGCCGCTGCGCGACATCAGCCAGGCCGAGTACGACGCCTATCCGGATTGGCTGAAAGCGTCGATCGACGCGCACCCGATGTACCGTAAGACGCCGCTGAAAGCGCCAAAGGAGTAGGACATGGCCGGAGCTGAGATCCCCCTATCCGTGTTTGGTCTCGCGCTGGAAAGCACGCGCGGCACGGCCGTCACGCCCCCAACCCATCTGCTGCCGTACGCCGGCGTGATTACGCCGTTTCGTACCAAGTACCGGCCGGAAGAGGCGCGCGGCACCTTAGAGCAGTATTACCGATCGAAGACCGTCCGGACGGGCTGTGATTGGGAAATACCGGATAGTTTAGCCGATCCGAACTATGCGCCGATCGTCTTTAACATGTTTATGAAGGCGGTTACGTCGCCAAGCACGCCGACCAACGGCGTCTTAACGCGCCTCTGGACGTTTCTCCCAACCCTGACATCTGATGACATCAAAGCGGCGACACTGTACGCCGGCGATCCCAATGTGCAAATATGGCAAGCGGCCTATTGCATGGGCGACGAATTGACCGTCAGCGCCGACGCCACCAGCGAGGACGGCGCGACATGGGCCATGAAGGGCATGGGCCGCTTTCCGACGCGCGTCTCTGCGCCGGTCTTTCCGGCCGCCATTCCGGGCGATCTGCTCATGCCCGGCGCTATGCAGCTGTGGATCGATACGAGTAGCGCGATCGGCACGACGGAAGTGACAGGGCGATTTATCAAAACCGACTGGACGATCCCGACCGGCGTGACCTACAAGAATTACGCCAACGGGCCGGCCGGCGGGCTGAACTTTACGACCACCGGCCGCAAGCCGCGCGCCGCAGAAGCGACGATCGAAGTCGAATTAAATACCGCGTCGATCGGCGTCGGGAAAGAATACTTAACCTACGAAGCGGATACGATCGTCAAGATGCGAATCCGGCTGAACGGCGCATTGATCGAGAGTGTCACGCCGGACTATTACAGCTATATTCAGCTGGACATCTACGGGCCGCTGGACGCCTTCGAATGGGGCAGCGTCGAAGATACGAATATCACGATGCGCTACACGGTCACGGCGCAGTATGACAGCACGGCCGGCGCCGGCTTCGTGATGTCGGCGCAGAATACCAGGACAACGCTATGAGCCGCTATTTCGTGACCGACCCGCCCGTACCCGTGTACGAATTCGATCCGGCCGATGTGATCAGCGAGACGCCGCCGAACGTGATTTACATTAAAAGCAAGATGGACGTGGCGACCGACGCCAAGGTTAAAAGCGAGCTGGTGACCATGGGGGCGGATAACAAAACCGTCGAAATGCGCTTAGGAGAGAATCAACTCGCGCTGCTGATTCATAACATCGTGCGGTGGGAAGGGCCGGATCTGGCAAGCGTGCCATGCACGGTAGCGAACATCCGCGCGCTCGATCCGACTGAGCCGCATATCGTGTTAGTGCTGGACGAAATTGCGCGCCGGAATAAGCGCCCGGACAGCCCCAACCCAAAATTACCCGCCGGCAGCACCTTCGGGAAAAGTGGCGCGGCCGGCTCGATCGGAAGCGACCAACCAAGCCTCAGCCACCAGTTGGCGACTGGGACGCCGAGATCACTTTTGCGACACGCTATGGATGGACGCCCGAGCAAGTCGGAAGATTAGATCCCGACTTTGTTGAAGAGTTACTAGCACGCATGCTGGCCGAGCAAGACATCGAGATACGCAATGGGCATGAGTCAGGCCGCGCTTGAATTACTCGTGACGATGAAGGACGAAGCTTCTAGCGGGCTATCGTCGCTTTCCAGCGGCCTCGGGAATGTCGGCATGGTTGCGGGCGGGGCGGCCTTAGCCGGCGTCGTGGCGTTCGGCGCGGCCTTAGCCGGCGGCGTAGCAGACGCGCAAGAGTCGCGCCGTCTCATGGCCGAGACTGAAACGATCTTGAAAAACACCGGCAACGCGGCCGGCGTCACGGCGCAGCAAGTCGCCGATCTGTCATCCGCCATGTCTGATGCTGCCGGAAAGAGCCTGTTCGGCGATGATACGATCCAGGGCGCTGAGAATGTGCTACTCAAGTTCAAAGAGATTAAAGTGCCGCTGCAAGACGTGACACAACTCTCACTGGACATGGCGCAAACGCTTGGCACGGCGCCCGCCGACGCCGCCAAAAAATTAGGACTGGCGCTGCAAGATCCCTTTAACGCCGTCTCTGATCTGCAAAAGCAAGGGGTCATGCTGACCGATACGCAAAAGGCGGTATTGGAGCAGATGAAAGCGACCGGGGACGCGGCCGGCGCCCAAACCGTGCTGGTGGATGCGCTGAATAAGACCTATGGCGGGCAGGCTGAAGCCGCCGCAAAGGCCGCCGGCGGCATGACGCAATTTAAAGCCGGACTAGGCGAGGCCTTCGAGACGATGGGATCGAAGTTGTTACCCGTGCTGGACAAGTTTGGCGCATGGCTGAATAGCCCCGAGGTGCAAGCGGCGATCGGCGAATTCGCAGAGCGTTTCGCGCGCGGGATCGAGGTGGCGGCGACGTTCGTCACGGATACGCTTATTCCGGCATTGACCGATCTGTACAATTTTCTGGCGCCGATACTCGGGCCGATCATTGCAGAACTCGGCCGGGCGCTGTCGGAGGATCTGCCGCGCGGGATCGATCGCGTGGTAACGGCATGGAATACCATGAAACAGGCGCTGAGCGACTTTAAGACGGGGTACATTGATCCGATCGTGCGCGGCTGGGAAGCGGTCACGACGGCTGTAACCGACGCCTACAACTGGTTTAACAAGATCAGCAGCAGCATCAGCAGCATCGCGATCCCCTCCTGGTTGCAAGGCCATAGCCCGCCGCCCTTAGCGAATTGGTTCAGCGACATCGGCGCGGCGGCCGAGAGCGCCGGCGGCGCGGTCGACGCCGTGCAACCGACCGGCGGCAGCGTGCCGACCTTGCCGCCCCTTGCAGGGGGGCAAAATGGCGGCGGGGGCGTAACCGTTAACGTGACGGTGATGGGATCGGTCAAAACAGAACAGGATCTGATCGTCGCGATCCGCAACGGGCTGAACCAGCTCGGGGCGCGCAATGTCAGCATCTTTAGCCCGAACGTTACGCCATGAGCGACTACACGCTGTACAACGCCGATTGTCTCGATGTGTTGCCAACGCTTGCGCCGCAGAGCGTGGACGCGGTGATCTGCGATCCGCCCTATGGGACAACCGCGTGCAAATGGGACAGCGTCATCCCGTTTGCGCCGATGTGGGCGGGCATCAAGCGCGTGCTAAAGCCGCGCGGGGCGTGCGTGCTGTTCGGTTCGCAGCCGTTCACGAGCGCGCTGGTGATGAGTAATCCGCAGTGGTTTCGACACGAATGGATATGGAACAAGCCAAAGGGCACGAACTTTGCGAACTGCGTTCGTGAACCGATGCGAGAGCATGAAAGCATTCTTGTGTTTTCGCGCGGCAAGTGGACATTCAATCGGCAGATGGAGGCACGAAAAGGCAGCGGATTGGAGCGTATTCGATACCCACGCCGCGATTACGGCGCGTCTGAGAATTACGGAAAAATGACACCGCAAGTCAGAACTGAAATAGCCGAGATGCGCGTTCCTTCGTCAGTGCAAAAGTTTAATAATCAAACCGGATTGCACCCCACCCAAAAGCCCGTCGCCCTGCTTGAGTACCTCATCCGCACGTACACAAACGAAGGCGATTGCGTTCTGGACTTCACGATGGGCAGCGGCACGACGGGCCACGCCTGCGGCAACCTGGGCCGGCGCTTCGTCGGCATTGAGCAGGACGCGGGCTACTTCGCCATTGCAGAGGAGCGCATTGCCACCGCCTACGCGCCGCTCCGGCATATGCAAGCGGCGGTAGTCTAATGGCATGGCCGACGCTATCGATCGCCATAGACTTTACCAACGGGCCACTCACCGCGCTGGCCAGTAATAGCTGGACTGACATCACCAGCTATGTGATCAGCTTCAGCACGCGGCGCGGGCGGGCCGACGCGCTCGGCCGCATGGAAGCCGGATCGGCGACAGTCGTACTGGACAATAGCGATCGGTCGTTTGCGCCGCTGTACGCCGGCAGCGCGTTCTACCCGAACATCGTGCCGATGAAGAAAATACGCATCCGCGCGACGTATAGCGCGGTTGTCTACGATCTGTTCGTCGGGCATGTCACGAACTGGCCGCCAGATTGGCCGGGCGGCCTGGACGCAACGACCACGATCCAATGCGTGGATGCGTTCACGTTTTTCGCATCAGTCAAGCTGAACGGCGCGTATGCCAATGAATTTTGCAATTGGTCGATCGACACATGGTTAACCAACATCGGCTGGCCGGCCGCCGATCGGACACTGGCCAGCGCCAGTAGCCAGATTCAGTCCGGCACGTTCGTCAATACGCAGGCCTTACAGCACTTTCAGAATGTGGCGGATGTCGAAAGCGGGCTGTTTTTCATGGGCGCCGATGGCAAGGCGACGTTTCAGGATCGCTACTACCGCCAGACGAATAGCCTGACCAGTGATGCCACATTTGACGACGATCCATCGGCCGCGCTGCCATGGCTGAAAGCCGCAAGCGCGTATGACGATACGCAAATCTGGAACGAGGCGCGCGTGACTCGGACGGGCGGCACGGAGCAGGTAGCGACCGATGCGACATCGCAGGCTCAATACTTTACGCGCACGTTAACCCGCACGCTGCCGATGCTGAGCGATACGGAAGCGCTCAGTCTGGCGCAATATCTTGTCGGCGTGTACGCCAACCCGATCTTTCGCTATACCAGCCTCGTGCTGGACGGCAACATGGCCGATGCGCTCTGGCCCCATATGCTCGGCCGCGCGATCTCAGACCGTATCACGGTTCAGCAGCGGCCGCCGCCGCTGCTGCCGACGCCGTTTCTGATTACGGCCGATTGCTACATTGAAGCGATCGCGCACGAAGTGACGGCGACAGAGGATGGGACGTACTGGCAGACGACGTTTGGATTATCGTCGGCTGATGCGCTGGCCGGCAGTAGCTTCTGGGTGCTGGATAGCACAACCTATAGCGTGCTGGACAGCACGACGAAGTTAGGATACTAAGATGGCCTGGACAGCGCCAGCAACCTGGAGCGTCAGTGAAGTGGTACTCGCGTCGAAGATGAATCTTCATGTACGCGATAATTTGAAGTACCTGAAAGGGCAGGCCGGCGCGGTCGCGATCGAAGATGCGCTCATGATCGGCTCAGCCGCGGCGCCAGGCTATCAGGCGCATGTGTTCGCCACTGACTCGACGGCGACCAGAACCGGCGCGATCGGGGCCGAGGCGGCGATCGAGAATGGCAGTACGGGTGGGGTGCGCAGCGCTGGGTTGCGGTTTCGCGCTGCTGACACTGGCGCGACGGTGCGATCGGCGGCGCGTATTCTGGGATCGTTTGCGGCGGCGACGTTCGCAGATACGCAGCTGGTCTTGCAGACCATGAGCGCGGCCGAGACGTTTCAGGATGTCATGGTGCTGCGCGGGGTGAACGTCGGCATTGGCACGGCCGCGCCGGCCGGAAAGCTGCATGTTGCGGCCGCGGGGGGCGTGACGACGGCCGGCATGGTGTTTGGCTCAGTCGCAGCAGTCACGAGTATTCAAACAATATTTGCTGCCGGCACGGTCTCCCGGCAAGCGACGTTTATCATCTTCGATCGCAACAACACCGGCGGCGCGGGCATTATTACGTACCCGGTCAATTCAGTGTTGCTAGCCAACAACATGACCTATGTGAACAATGATACGATTACAATCGCGGTCACGGCCGGCGGCGCGATCACCGCGCAGCGCACGGTCGGCACGAACGGCACGCATGACATTGTGATGCTCGCTATGGTGCAATAGGGAATACGCAATGGATACACTCAAACGCGGGCGCGGCAGAGACCAGCCGAGCGATGTCGCGCCCGATCAGCAGACGACCGAACCGCCGCAGGCGGCGCAGCTGCCAGCGGCGCCGCCCGAGCAAGTAGAGCAGCAGCGGCGCGTGATCATGGGCATGCTTGAAGGGGTACGAACACTGATGGACACCGGCGGCATGATGCGGAGTCTGCTCTATAGTCACGACCGCTTGCAGATGGGCGCCCCGCTGAATGAGGCGTTTGTTGGAACGGGCACGACATCCACGGCCTATCTGCAAGCGATCTGGGCATTAAATCAGATTCGCAACATGGACGAACAGGTGTTCGTGGCGCTGGAGAAATTCTGCCGATGATCGAGCGAATCCGAGCGCGCCGCGCTGAACTCGCGCGCCAGCTGGAGACAGCGCAGCGGCAATATAACGAGCTAGAGACGACGCTGAACGCGCTCGATCGGCAGCTGTGCGCGATGCATGGCGGGCTACAGGAACTGGACGCGCTGCTCTTGGAGGGTGAGGGGGAACACATCAGCACGTATGCAACCGGACTGAACGGCGCGCATGCGGCCGCGCTGGATGGATTGGAGTGAGCATGGCGACGTTTGCAGGGTACGAAGGCTATGGTGGCGCGACGATTACGCGCGTGATTGACGGGGCGGGGGCCGAGTGGATCGGCTGCTGCGCGAAAGACGGCGCGGGGCGGTTCGGATTTTACCTGTTTAAGAACGGCGTCAATGTGCCGATCAGCCCGTTTTGCTCGGGGCGTGGCACGATCAGCGAGGATGGGCATTGGATCGCGTGGGAGGGTAACCAGCACTTTATGGGTGAATTGCCTGGCTTCACGCCGATCCCGAAGAGTGACACCAGCGCGCTTGAATTACGGATCGCCACGCTGGAGGCGACGATCGCCAGTCTGCCGCCGACCGTGACGGGGCCAACCATCCGCGTGCCGGCCGCCGGCGGGAACGAGGGCGGCGAAATCCAGCTGGCTGCGACCGACGGCGGCGGGGCATGGTCGATCGATGTGCATGGCGGCACGCTGCGCTTCCATCGGGCGGGTAAGGTGGTCGACTGGTGGCCGAAATAGCACGCCTCCGATCGGGTTGACCGGAGGCGCGCGGGGCGGGGCGATCGCCATGCTCTACACCGGCGTGTACGTGGCGGCCGACTTCGTGACCGGGTACTCAGCCGGCGCGGTCGATCCGTCGTCTTGTCGAAATTGAGGGGGCGGTATTCCCTCCTGAATCTCTTTCACTCTGGCCAACACCGTCGCGCGGTGGCCGCCAAGCAAGGCGAAAATCTTGCTGGCTGAGAATTTCGGACGCCCTTTTTCGTCGGTTGCGCTGGCCAGCGCGACGATCCATGCGTCGGCGCTTATGTCACGATCGGGCAGGTTTGGCGCATTGGTACTGGCAGTACCAACAGTACCTGGTACTCCGATCGCCGCCGGCGCACCCTCCGATCGTGACATAACGCCACGCGCGCCAGACCACGCCGGCAGCGCATGGCGGGCGATCCATGCGGTCATGCCGTCGTATGTTTCCAATTCCAGCATACCCGCGATCTGATTCGCCAGCCAGGGCCAGCGGCGAAACAAGATCAGCGCGACTACGGTGATCAGGGCAAGCCATGAGTGGTAGTAGCCGAGCGCGCCGAGCATAATTGCTTCGATGATCATGGCGTAACCTGTTCTGCCAGTCGCGCGCGTTCTGCGGCGATCTTCTCGCGATAATCCGAATGCAAGCGCCAGCCATGCCCGGTTGACCAAAACACGAGTTGTAAGCGCCGGCGTTCGTTCACGATCGCGCGGCACATGCGCGCTATCTCGCGCTCTTTGTCAATATTCGGATTCGGAACATCCTTTTTTCGCATAACCTCTCGGCCCGCGATGATCAGCGGCGGGCGATCGAGATCGTCCACGCTGATCGTTCTGCGCGCCGGGCATGGCCCGGTCAACAGATACGCGCCGCGGCCCTCCGGATCATACGCGGCGTTGTACGGGCGCTGCTCGAGCCAATCGCAGAGCGCGGCCCAATCGTCAAGGCGTTCGATCGCGCTCTTCACGGCCGTCTCTCCCCTACTGCGCCGGGCTGCGGCCCGCCTGAGCCGGGCGTATGACATCCAGTCCTCGGGTAGAATACCTGTCCATCAGGGCATGTATTGGATGTTCTCTGACTGAGAACCGCCGCTTGCTCAGCGCTGATCGGCGGCACGGCGACGGCGATCGGCTCTGCGTGCGCGGGTTCGGGGCCACTTTGCGCGGTGGACTTCGATCCAATCGCGCTATCGTCAATGCTTTTAGCCAGCACGCCATTGGCGCAGACGCCGTTGACGATCGGGAATGGACACCCCTCCGGCGCGACATTCCCGCCATTCAGATTGGGATCGTTCAGCGCATCCGGCGCGATCGTCGGCTGGTCGCTTTCGCTATCGCGGATAGCATGCGGCGCTTGTGCGCCAACGGTATCCAGATAGTCAACGTCACCAGCGCCGATTTGCGGGGCAGTATCGGCGGAAACGTCAGAATATACGGGCGCGGCCTCGATCGGCGCTGGCGTCGGCGTCGGCGCAGCCAAAACGAACGCTGGCGCGTCGGGAATGGCCGTCGGCAGCGCGGGCGTGGCGAAGATGATCGGCCCTTGCGCCTGGACAGGATCGGGGGCGCGATCGAACGCTTTCACGCCGGCGTACAGCATGAGCGCCAGCAAGCCGTAGACAACGAGCATGGCGATCGGATCGTTCGGGCGCGTGGATGTCGTTTGCATGGTTCATTCCCTTTCTTGCGCTACAATTGTAACGCCTCTGAAGTTACGGTCAGGGGTATGCGCCGGCCGGGCGTGGTATGCACTCGGCCGGCGCGCTGATGATTCTCATCCCTCTTCCGGATCGTCCGACTCTTCATCTTGCCACGCGCCGCAATCGGCGCAGACATACACCCGTAATTTATAGTCATTCGCTTCGCCGCCGTCGTACATGGCGCACGCGCCGCCGCATTCCGCACATTCCATGGGAGACTCCTTTCCTTGTATATACGTTCGTTCACAGCGCGCGCTGGTCAGACAGGCGGCGATCTGCCGCTATGCGCGCGTGCTACTCGTCTTTCGTGTCTTGCGCCGCGATAGCCCGCGCGACGTTGGCGGCGGCCTGTTCCAGTAGCCAGGCCAGCTGGATGAGCAGTTCGGGATCGTTGTCGGAAAGATCGACCTGGCCGAGTGTTGAGAGATTGATTGTCATGCCGGCATATTGCAGATCGGTCATCTTCATGGGCATCCTCCCTGGCCGGCACGCGCCGGCCTTTGCGATTGCGACGGCTCATCAGCGCGCAGACCGCGGCATGCGACAGCACGCGCCGGCCGATCGTGTACTGCGGTTCGCCAGCGAGGCCGGAGCCATCCACGTACCAGGCGCGGCCGGCGGGCGTATCGTAGGCCAGCATGATCATAGCGATATCTCTCCATCGTCCATCGGCTGCGATCCGCGCGCCAGTAACCAGCGCTTCGACTCCTGTCGCGCATCCATCGGGAGCGTTTTCAGCGCCGTGCGCGCCTTGTGGATGCCGCGCCAAAAGACCTCTGGCTCGGCTGGCCCGCTATTGCCGTTATATTTCAAAAAGTAGGCGCGGATCTGCTGCTCATCCATGCTGAGCAGCGCGGATTCACGCTCGGCCAGGAACGTCGGCAGATCGAAGGTGGGCGGCGGATCGGGAACCTTACGACCCTTACTCACGGCAACAGCTCCTTTTCTAAGAAAGCTCCCAAAAGATCAGGATTGCGATAGTCGGTTGTCCGAATATTCTTGCTTTGATTACAGCGCAAACAGAGCGGTTGTATGTTACTAATCCCGTTTGAGCCACCAATCGCCAGCGGGATGACATGATCTGCCGTTAGTTTGCCCTTTACGCCGCAACAAAGACAAACATTACTAAACCAATCACAGAGTGCGTGCCATTCGCTCGTGGTGAATGTACCGCTTGGCCAGGCTCATCGCTCGCTCCAATACGCATCCCGCGCCCGATCGGCGGCATCCTTGTCGCGCAGCCGATCGCTATTCTGCTGTCGCCACTGGTACGCCAGCTGAGTCGGCTTGCCGCCGAGCACTGCCGCGCCCCGCACCGTAGGCAGCGCTGCTGCTGGAGTCGGCGGCGCACCTGGATTCGGGAATCTTCGGTTTCTCTTTCAGCCGTCGCGAAATACATCGCATACCTCCAGCTCGTGCTTCTGCGCCCAACGCAGGCCGCGCGCCGTGGCGATCTTGGCCTTCGTGCCGCTGGCGTTCCAGGCGACGATCCGAACGGTCTCGCCGCGGTAGATTGCTTTCATCGCTGCGCCTCACTCAGTTCGCGCGCCAGCTCGGCCAGCGCCTGGTCATCCGTCGCGCCGTCGACCAGCGCCTCAACCACGATCGCCATGTCCTGATAGGCCGCGCCCGGGCCGAGCAGATCGACGGCGCGCCAGTGGGCATCGCGATAGAGCGCGTTACGCCGGGCCGCTTCATCCGGCTCGGCCTGGCTGCCGAGCTGATAGGCCGGGTCACGAGCGTAGGACGCGGGATCGAGCGGGCGGGCGGGATCGGGCGGGGCGGGGTGGATTTCGCCCTGAGCGATCGCGGCGTGAAACGCGGCCGGCGTACAACGTCCAGCGGCGATCCGTTGCTCAAAATGCGCCCATGTGTCGCGAACCTGTTGTGGCGTTAAGTCCGGGCGGATTTCAAGCGCCCTGGCGCGGAGTGTCGCGTTCGTTCCAAGTTCGGCCAGCACAAGGCCGGCGGGGTGATCGGCGCGCTGATCGTTTTTTGCGGCGCATGGTATCTTAGATCTAGCAGCAGACTCAGAGTCTAATGCTGTTGCTAAACATGAGTCTACCATGTGCCGATCGGATCGATCAGGATTCTGATCACCCGTTCCCAATGCGCTAGACGGCGATTCGTCGTCACTGATCAGCGAATCGGCGATCAGCTGATCAGCGATCAGCTGATCGCGGTTTAGCTGATCGCTTTCATCGTCGCTTTCATTCAAGTCGCGCAGCACCATGATCACATGGCCGTCGTACTGAATCCAGCCTTCGCGATCCAGCTCATATAACAGGCCGCTGATCGTGCTGAGCGTCACGCCGCTCATCTCGGAGAGCTGGCGCACGCCGGGCGCAAAGCTGCCGCCGACGCGACAATAGCCGAGTATCGCCATTAACAGGTGTGTGATAGGGGGAGTCGCGACGTATTCAAACGGCAGCAGTTTGCGCGGCGCGGTCGTATTCCTGACGGGCATGTCAGGATATGCGCCACTAGACAGGCTATTTAAGCTGTGGTATGATTCCATGTAAGCATCCTTTGTGCTTTAGATCAGCCGCCTGCGCCTCGATCGCATAGGGCGGCTGATTGCGTGTCCGGAGAGAATGCCGGCGGTCGGGGCCGGCCGGATGCTGACCGCGTGGTCAGCTAGTCCTCAAAATCATCATCGCCTGGAATAGGATTGCCGCCCGGCGACGGCGGCGGCGGGTCGGCGGCGTTCATACTGGCCAGCCTTCGACCGGCGGGCCTTCGATCACGTCGGATTGCTGACTGAGACTGAGCAGCCAACCCGGGATCTCATCGGCCAGGCGCGGCGGGCATTCGACGCGGTGCCGATCGGCCAAAAGCCAGATCAGACTCCGCATGCTGGCGCTGTGCGGCGTCGGGTCGGGCACGCCCGCGCCGGCGCAGTAGCCGGCCGCGTAGATCTCAAAAAACACGCTCGATCGCCCGATGCGATCGAAACAGGTTTCTTCAAGCGTGGTATAGTTGTCCATGTCGTCTCCTGTCTTTTGGGCGCCGCGCACGTACACCGCGCGCCGCCCTGGTTGTTATTCGCTTACCACTTCATAGACACCTCGCATTTCTACGCAAGCCGCCACGGCCCGCGCGGCTGCGCTGTATCCCTGTTCGTACAGCGCAAGCGCCCGAGTCGTCGCGTACACTCCATAGCAGTAGATCACTGTGGAACTAGAGGGGGCTGTGTTGACCACTGAGCAAAAAACCGGGGTGGATGTTCGGCTGGCCACGTCGCCGGCCATTACGGGCACGCTGGCGAGTTTCGCGGCTGCGCTGGCCGGAAGGAAGATTCGGCCGCGCACGATCGAAACCTAT